AATAACCAATATTCAGATTGTAGGACAAGAAGTTGTTAGTGGATCAACAGCTCCGGCCACGCCAATTTATCAACAGCAAACGAATGAACGACAGATTGACCACTTATTTCATTATTATAGAAATTCAATAATATTTCAGCCTAAAGCAACAATTCTCACGGGATGGAATTTTCCATTGAATCCATTTCAGTTTGTTACAACCACAGTCACTCCCATTGCAGTCCAAACCCAATACATAGCTGACCAAACTATTTTGCATCAAGAAGCTGCTAGTCAACTTGCGACAGGCGCCGCTACTTTTGCTGATAATTTTGGATTAGTTATACAAGCGGTTTCTCCGGCTACTACGACCCGATTTGCATTGATTCAATATATAGACACCAGTACAACAGATCCGTATTGGGGTTATAATCTTTCTGCTCTGGTAAAATTACGTTTTAATAGCACGAATAGTACTAACGTTAAATTTAAAATGTTATTGCTGTATAGATCGATTGGAGCACCTCCAACTTTAAGTGCTAGTGAACCTATTGCTGGATGGTCTGGAACTGATCTTACTATAGCACCTGGTTGGACTGCCATAAAACCGGTTAATGATCCTAGTTATAGTGTTTCAACTTCAGCGTTAGGCACAACTCAAAACTATACATTCAATGGATTTGCGTTGCCAATTGCGACTTCTAACACGATGTATTTAGCTGCTGTGTTCTATACGGTTGGAAATATAAGCAGCTCAGGAACGCCTGATTATTTTGTGATTGATTCTATTTCTTTGGTAAATAATGATTTTGCTATTGATACACAAGCTCAGACTTTTGATGATGTATTGCGGCAGTGTCAATACTATTATGAAAAATCTTATGATAATGGAACGCTGCAAGGTGCCAGCACTTTAGTCGGTGTTATTAATAAAAACCAAACTCCAGGAGTTGACGATGGAAGATGTTACGGCGCGCCGTGGGAATTTCAATTTAATACTGTAAAACGCGCTATTCCAGTAACAAGTATTTTTTCTACTGTCGGAACAATAAATAATGTTTCATTTCAAATATTTAGAAATGGAACTCCGCAAGCCATAACGGATCAGATTGTTGCATCATTTTGGACGGCAGGTGGAGTGAGCACAAAGAGCGTAGAATACTTACCAAACAATATGACAGCTATAGCAACTGCTGTTAGTGGCGGCGCTGATAACTTATCTTGCTCAATACGATTCCATTACGCTGCGCAAGCTATATTAGGGACTTAATTAAAAAGGACATTTCTATGACAAGATTTAATACAAACTTTTTAGAAACATTGCCATTTTCAGATTTATCAGGACAAGTTGCATTGGCAGCCAATACTGCTTTACCTTATACAATACCTGGTGATTCAAGTGTTCAATATCGATGTGAGTTTTCATATGCGTATGATGCTAATGTGTGGGTTGGTTTTAATACCACTGCTGTTGTACCTACTGCTGGAACTGTTACAACTGCATCTAATTCGGCTATTGTTCATAATCCTAAGATTAAATATGTCCGTGGCGGCGATGTATTGAGTTTCATTAGTGGGTCAATCGTGTCCAATATGGGATTTGAGCTATTAGTGTTACCAAGCTAAAAATGGATTAAAATAAGTTATATCCAACCAAAGTAAAAGGATTTACTCATGGTTTCAACGATTAAGTTTTCTGAATTTGCTGCGACTGTTCCCTCGGCGCCTAACAATGTAAACGTTGGTCTATCCAATGGTGTTAACTCACAATCGCCTGTAACTGTCACATGGACTACAGCAACGCGTCCAGCGACACCATATAATGGTCTGTTGGGATATAACACTGATCTCTCTGATTATGAATATTGGAATGCTCACGCTACTGATTGGGTTGAATTAGGTTCTGGGGGCGGCGGTGGGTCGGTCACGATTGTTAATACAGGGTTAGGCCTGACTGGTGGCCCCATTACATCAACTGGGACTATTTCATTTACAGCGATTGCAGCAAATAGTTTTTGGGCAAATACGACTGGTAGCTTTGGTCTTCCGGCCGTAACGTCGTTGGCAACGTTTTTGTTATCAGCTAATAATCTTTCTGATCTTACTAACGCATCGACCGCTAGAACAAATCTAGGTCTTGCAATTGGTGTGAATGTACAAGCTTATAGTGCGGCACTTACTTCTCTTGCAGCTGTCAGCGGTGTCGCAAATGCGGTTCCTTATTTTACTTCTCCAACGACTTATTCAGTGATTGCACCGCTTGCGAATAGTGTATTAGTGACAAGCGCAGGAAGTGTCCCATCATTAAGTACGACATTACCGACAGCCGTACAGTCCAATATCACACAATTAGGCACGCAGTCCCAAGCGTTTAGCATGGGTGGGTTTAATATTACGAACTTAGCAAACCCAATTAACCCCCAGGACGCTGCGACTAAAGCGTACGTGACCAGCGTCGGAGGATCATTCTTACCGCTTGCTGGTGGCACGATGCTTGGTGTTATTAACATGGGTGGTTTTAATATCACTAATATGGCAAATCCCATAAATCCACAAGATGCAGTAACTAAAGCTTATCTGACAAGCAGTGTGACAGGCTATCTTCCATTGTCTGGCGGCACTATGACTGGCGCCATCAATATGGGAACGTTTGGAATTAATAGTCTAGCTAATCCTGTAAATCCACAAGATGCAGTGACTTTATCCTATCTTACTACAACTGCTGGTGCTTATTTGCCTCTCGCTGGTGGCACCATGGCAGGTGTCATTAATATGGGTAATTTCAAAATCAGCAATATGGCAGATCCCACCCTTGCTAAAGATGCCGTTAATATCGAATATTTAAATGCTCAATTAGCACTTTATTTGCTTCTCACTGGCGGCACTATGAGTGGCATTTTAAATATGGGCAGCCATCAAATCAGTAATATTACAGATCCTACCCATGCCCAAGATGCGGTCACGTTAAACTATTTAAATACAACAGCAGCAACTTTCTTGCCATTACTCGGCGGCACCATGCAAGGTGCTATAAATATGGGTAATTTCAAGATTGATAACATGGCAGACCCAACGCTTGCTAAAGATGCTGTTAATTTAGAATATCTGAATACCCAATTAGGATTTTATTTGCCTCTTGCTGGCGGGACGATGGGCGGCCCCATAAATATGAACAGCAATAAGATTGTAGGGCTTGGCACACCTACAAATGGGACTGACGCCGCTACAAAAGCATATGTAGATTCATTCGCAGCAGGTCTTAGTGTTAAGCCTGCCGCTTATGCTTCAACTACTGCAAATTTAGCCGGATATACTTATTTAAATGGATCAAGTGGGATCGGAGCAACATTAACAGCCGGATCGAATGCTGTATTTACCACTGATGGTACTACACCTGCGACTAATGCAGAAATATTAGTACAATTTCAAACAACTACTTTTCAAAATGGAATATATACTTTAACTCAAACTGGATCTGCAATATTACCCGCCATTTTAACGAGGGCCACATTTTATAATCAACCTAGTCAAATCAATCCTGGTGACTTGATCATTATTAATAATGGAACATTATATGCAGGTACATCATTCGTACAAACCGATACGGTAACTGCTGTCGGAACAGATCCAATACAATTTAGTCAGTTTACTTTTTCGTCAACCCAAGTCTTATTAAAAGCCAATAATTTAAGTGACGTTGCCAATACAGTAACTTCCTTTAATAACATAAGTCCTCTCACAACAAAAGGTGACTTAATTGGTTATTCTACTGGAAACATTAGAATACCCGTAGGTACTACGAATGGAATGATGTTACAAGTTGCCTCTGGCGCTACACCCGGTGTTGCTTGGTCTACTGCTACTTATCCTGTTACAACAACGGCTAATCAATTATTGTATTCAAGCGCTACTAATACAATTGCAGGTCTTACCAGTAATGCTGGCGGTGTTCTTGTTACTGATGCAAGTAGTGTGCCTCAGTTATTAACGAACCCTGGAGCTGCTGGCAGGGTGCTACAATCGGGGAACAGTTCTATTGCTACTTGGTCAACGCCGACCTATCCAAGTGCTAGCGGCGCGTCAGGTAAGTTTCTCATTTCCGATGGTACAAATAATGTTTACTCAACATCTACAATACCAACAAGTGCAGGCGTCACAGCAGGTAAAGCACTCGTTAGCGATGGTACGAATTATGTCCTTTCCTCTGCCGCGTTCCCAGCAAGTGTTGGCGCTGTTGGTACGATATTAAGATCAGATGGGACTAATTGGGTCGCGACTACAACCACATATCCAAATACAAATGCGATCAATACATTAGTTTATGCCAGTGCTGCAAATGTACTGTCAGCTCTCGCAACGGCGAATTCTGGAGTATTAGTCACTAGTAGCACAGGCGTTCCTTCCGTTCTCGCTGCTGGAACAACGGGACAAGTATTACAAGCTTCAACCGCGGGAACGCCGGCTTGGTCTACGCCTACGTATCCTTCTGCATCGGGAGCGTCTGGATTGTTCTTGATCTCGAATGGGACAAACAATGTTTATTCCACTTCAACGATACCAACTTCTGCTGGAGCGGTCGCTGGTAAAGTTTTAACGAGTGATGGAACAAACTATGTGCTTTCAACGACTACTTTTCCTTCAACGTCTGGCGCTGCTGGAACATTATTAATTTCGAACGGCACTAATATCGTTAATACAACTAGCACTTATCCAACAACAAACGCAATTAATACTCTTCTATATGCAAGCGCTGCCAATGTTATGTCAGCATTAGCAACAGCAAATTCTGGTGTACTGGTAACTAGTGGATCGGGTGTACCTTCAATATTGTCCGCTGGGACTACTGGCCAGGTGCTGCAAGCATCTACTTCAGGGACGGCCTCTTGGTCGACTCCTACTTATCCAAGTGCTAGTGGGACTTCAGGAAAATTCTTAATTTCAGACGGAACGAATATTGGTTATTCGACTTCGACTATTCCAACGTCAGCGGGTGCTACTGCTAATAAGTTACTATTAAGCAATGGTACGAATTATGTTCTCTCTACGCCAACGTTCCCAAATGCAAGTTCCGCTGCTGGAATTATCATGGTAAGTGATGGGACTAATTGGATTGCAAGCACTCCAACGTTTCCTAATGCTTCAGCTACAGCTAGAAAGATCATTGTCTCCGACGGTACAAACTGGGTCGCCTCAACAGAAACATATGCTGTCCCTGGTACGTCAGGTAATGTTCTAACATCAAATGGGACTAACTGGATATCTTCACCCTCCACAGGTACTGGTACTGTTAGTTCTGGATTAATTAATCAGTTAGCTTATTATGCCGCTGCTGGTACCACAGTGAGTGGAGTAACGATTGTTAACAGCGCAGTCCTTACAACAACAGCTGGTGGTGTCCCTACATGGGTCGCCTCAACTGGATCAGGCTCTCCTGTTCTTGCGACATCACCCACATTAGTCACTCCAACGTTAGGGGCTGCTACTGCAACTAGTATAACATTCAGTCCCACTACAAATGGTATTGTTGGAACGACTACAAATGATAATGCAAGTGCAGGATATGTAGGTGAATTTATGTCTGCTTCTAATGTGTCCGGATCACCGATCACTTTTAGCACAGGCGTAGCAAAAACTTTACAGACAATCACTTTAAGTGCTGGCGACTGGGATGTTTGGGGAAATATTGATTGGGCTGGCACAACTATTACTAATGGTGCTGTCGGATTGAATACTGCTACTAATACCCTTCCTGATTCATCTCTTTTTACTTATGTCTCTCCACTTGCTACGAGTGTGAATATAGGTCTTGTGGCTCCACAAAGACGATTTACTGTTGCTACTACACAAGCTGTATATTTGGTAGGGAATGTAAGCGGTACAGGCACATTAAATGGTAGTGGTGGAATTTATGCCAGGCGGGCTCGTTAATGAGATATTAAATAGGACAATAACACCATCACCACAATAAATGTGATAATAACTATAGAATCTAATGCAAATTCGTATTTCATTTTTTATCAACTTTCATTTATAATGGGTAAATTAACATAAAAGGAATGCAATTAAAATGACAGTAGATAATAAAGAAATTGATGATTTAAAAAAAACGCTAGATGGTTACAAAGAAACAATCGATCTGCTTAATGCTCAATTAGAAGCGTCTAAGCAAATGTATAATGATAATTTAAATCAAATCTTTCAATTGAAGGCAGCCAATATTTTGCTCGCAAAACAATCGAATGATCGTTTAGAAAGAACAAAATTCCTCGAAGAAAGCGTTGCCTCTTTAACTCAAAAACTTTCTGAGAAAGATACTAAATAGGACTTAAGCCATTAAAAACCACCCCGCCATTTATGATGACGGGGTCTATTATTTTAGTAAGCTTTTCCTTTGCGGTCGTTTCTGCTGGCATCGGCTGCTTTAGGTCCTACTTGCATGTTTTCTTTTGCTGCTTTTACGGGGGTCGGTGGTCTGGCAGTGTTCGCAAGGTCAGACATATTGTGATAGCCCATAGCATTTGTCATTTGGTCGACATTTCTAGCTTCCCAAGATTTCTTCATGCAATAAGATTCCGCTTCAACTTGCCCGGCTTCGCCGTCATCATAATTTGACATAATAAATTCTCCAATAATTAATTAGATTACTACAAACCCAAAGATCAATGTTCCGTTAAGTGCAGCAGCAGAAATATCATTATTCAATACTGATATTGCAGCGCTTCCGTTGCTTGGGACTGCTGTAAACGAAAGTCCATGCTTAGAGTTTGTTCCACCTAATAATTGACACAATACTATTGAGGCTGTCGTGATGCGTGAATTAGTCAAGGTGAAAGCATAAGCAGCGCCCGACGCAGTGGTCAACGCCTCAGTAGTTACGACACCTGCTTGATGATTAATGGTGGCCGCTGCCGCTGTGCTTGTAGCAGTACCACGATCTAGCAATAACTGCCCGGTCATCTGACCGCCAGCGAGTGCCAAGCCACCAAGATTAGCGAGGGACGTAGATGCACTTGCAACATCTGATAGGTTATTTGTAGCTAAAAGATAAGTGCCGCCAGAAGCTGCTGAGGTAGCGATATAATCTACTACGGACGCACCTGGGTCAGCATTTACTACAAGAGTTAAAGCACCTAATGATGGAGTGACCTTTTGAACAACGGATGCATTAGCTTGAGATTCAAAGCCAGCGCTTACAATACTCGAAGCGGTTATATTAGCATCTGTAATTGCAATTGTAGTTGAACCGCCTGCATATGAACTACGGGCAGCTTCCAGACCTTTTATTTCAATGGATGGTAACATTGCTGAGTATTCAATAATGGACGCGCCTGGATTTGCGGTGGTAACGAAACTCAATAATCCAGCACTCGCAATAGTGGTCTGGATAATAGAAGCATTGGCTTGACTTTGGTAGTTAGCATTGACAACCATTCCGGATAAAATATTTGGATCAGCTATAGTAAATGATGCAGATCCGCCAGCGTAAGATCCTTTACCTACAACAATTCCTTCGGCTGATAGTAAAGTAGATGGAGTATATGCGATGTATTCAATTACTGATGCGCCTGGAGCGGTATTCGCTACAACAGTTAAAGTCCCAGCCCCTGCTAAAACACTTTGAATGCTTGCAAGATTAGTGCTGCTTTGGAAGCGTGCTAATATAACATTTCCCGCTGCAATAGCGGCGTCACTTATAACTGATGTTGCTGAGCCGCCTGCAACTGAAGCGGTCGCTGAGTGTATGCCTAGGGTCGCTAAGGTATTCGCTGCATTTTGATTGAGCACAAATGTGCTAAAATTATTGCTCAATGTAAAGAAAGCATCGCCATCTGCTGCTACGATCAGCACCATATCGCCAGGAAGCCATTGCCATGCGCCATGATTTAAGGCTGATATGTTGGCTGCTTGGGACGTTACATAATTTGCTGCTGAAACCTGTGCCAAGGTGTCATTTGATACAACGCGTACGATATAACTTGCAAGTAAATCTCGAACAATACTAGTAATTGCCATTCCTTGGCGCTCCTATAGGGACCATTTCGGTATGACTATTATTGTATAAGAAGGAGATAAATGCAATGATGGAGCGGGAAAGACGAGTCTTTTTATCTGCTTTCGCAGCCCGCACAAGCTGGCGGCCTATTGTCATTCATCTTCAGATTAAACCTCTCGAGTCATCTTACTGAATTATCTTCGGCCATAAACTTTCAATAAATAATCGCCACATTCTTATTAAGACATTGCTTCAAAATCTTTCCATTCATTGTAATTGTAGTGACTGCCTGTGTTTCAAACGATTGTGACTTAGAAAACATTAAATCATTAGTCAATATAGAACTTTCAGTATACGATTTTCCTTCCAGCAATTTAATATCATATTGTTGACGATTGTTATCTGTCCAAAAACCGCCGTTCATAAATTGGTTTCTATATTCTATGCGATACGTATTTGCAGCACCGCTATTAGTGATATTTATACTATGATCACTTCTAACTGATATCTTGTTTTTTGTAGAATGAACGGCTTCTATTTTATTCATAAAGCAAGTTACATTTTCAGTTGCATTTGTTTTCATTGCTATGCTTGCAATAAGTATAATACCAAGCATCTTGATTTCTTTTTTCATTTTGTAAAACCACCATTGTTTTATTAAAAATTATAGAATTTTTCAAATCAGCCAGTGTTTTTTCTTGTTCCTGTTTTGATTCTTCATCTGTCATAGGCTTAAATCTTGGCTCTTTTATATTTACAGTAATGAACCATGAGTGAGCGTTTATACTGTAAAATAAGCCTAAAAATAGCATGATTTTAATTACTTTTGTCATGACCAGCCTTCTTGTTCTCTGGTAATTGTCCATAAACTATTTTTCTTCATCTTTAGGATAATACGCTGCATATTCTAGTGGCCCTATCATTCCCACTTTTGCCATGTCCATGCCGATTTCTTTTAAATCTTTTCCGAAGAACAAACTTTTTAATTCTTCTTTTGCAATTCCCAAATGATGCTGTCCATCAGCCATGCGGTCTTTCCATGAGAAGTACAATCGAATTTGTATAACTCTTATTTAGATCATCTTGCAATCTTTTGTATTCTTCTAGTTTTGATATGCGAATTTTTAGTTCGCATATCGTCTCGTATAGCGTATCCAATTGAGTTTTTTCTTTTGGATTTGTATATTCTAAATAACATTCATAGCAGTTACGTAAACTTCTGTTATGCCTGCACATTGATTCATCATCCACGCAAATTGTCCTTATTTAATTAGCACTGATTTTGTTGTGACGAATCTTGCACCGGGCACATCGCAACCAACTTTAAGGTCTTTAATAATATCTTGTTTTGATATGCTGATACTTTCTTTAGTCCTAAAATATTCTTTTGGTATTGCTGTTTGGTCAAATAAATCTAGTGAATAATTATTCGCTCGCAATTGCACGTCAAATTCTGGGGATTCGACTTTGTTTAGTTTTAATATATCCATATTGTATTTCAGATACTCTTTTAATGATTCAATTCTCTTCTCAACTCTATCTTGTCGATTTCTCATGTTGTTTAAATAAAGCTGCATGGTGTCCGATTCTGCTTCTAAGTTTTTAATATATGCTGCGACATTTATTACCTTTTCGGAGGCGTTCTCTGAAACATTATTAAGTTTATCAATTAGTTCGGGTGACATTTCATCACAATTTTCAATTAAGTCAACAATATTTTGAAATTCATTTGAAATTTCGTAGAGTTTCATGATGGGGCCTCCTCTGAAGCTTGAGCAAGTTCGCCGGTGCTTGAATCGTAGTCGTTTAAAAATTCTTCTTGTCCAAGTTGGAGTTTCTTTTCATCTTTGGCTTTGATTAAAGCATTCTTGGATTTCATATTGCATGCGATCTTTTGGTTTTTATAAGCTGCGGTGAAAATTGTTTTTAATTCGGTTTCGTTTTTGCAGTTATTAATTTCTTCAACAGCAGCCATGAATTCATCGTGATCGTATTCTACTGGGACCACTTTTATCTTAATCGTTTGCTTGGATGCAATCGGCACAATCTTTGATCTCGGCGCTTCCTGGAAATCTTGATAGTCCTCGATCTCTTCACGAATGCTTAAGCCTTTTAATACATCTGCGAATTTATCTCGAAGCGCAAAACTTCTTGCTCGCATCTGTAGCATGCGTGATGGATATTGTACCCATGTTCCTGCTTTGTTCCATAATCCAGCTTTCTTAGCATCTGCTTCAGAGAATGACTTAACATACTCCTCAGAACCTTTTCTAGTGATAGCGCAGAATGCTTTTAGTCCTTGGTCAGTGACTTCTTCCCATTCTCTATGCGACACATAATGTTGTGACGCTTGTACTAATGCAAGTGATGCATCTCCCCAAATGCAAGGCCGTCCGCTAATGACAGCTATGTTCTGTAAAGCTTGTATGGGGCTGAGACCGACCTCTGCGCCCATTTGTATAGCGATAATCACATCACCAGGTTTTCCCTGCATGCCTTTGGGACAAAACGAACTATTGGATATCATCTTTGCATATTCCATCGCTTCTGTAATAGTTTGCGGTGTTATTAGAAACGGGGCATGGTGTGATTTTACTAATTGTTGTGACATAGACATGATTAAATGATCTCCAGTATTTTTAATAGAACGAAAATGTAAAAGATTGTAAACATTGCGGCCGCTGACCAAATCAGGATGATTATTATCATTTCCCATATTTTATCTGTCATTTTTAGCCGTTGCTTTGCTGTTACTTGGTCACGCATCATGGCGTCACCTCGCACAGTCTTTTTTCTATCAGTTTTTGCATGTGGTGATGAACAACATCACGCACCGTCGTATCTTCTTGCATTAACCGATGTAGAAAATTATCTAGTTCGTTATCTGGTAAATCATCAATATCTAGTTCAAAACAATTGAGTTCTTTGTTCGGTGTCCCGTATTCTTGGATCAAACAATGATCAATATATGTATTAATTTTTTCCATGTTCTAGTCCTCCCTTCCTGGGAATTGGCACGGCGCCTGGCACCATGAGGTGTTTTCATGCCATATATCGCACATAGGGCAGAAAATTTGTTCTTTATCTGAGTATTGTGTTTCTGTTATAAATTGTACTATACTGTTTTCCAGCATATTAATTTTCCTTTCCCGTTAATTGAATGCAGGTGAGTAAGGAGTTCTAAGCTTCTTACTTACCGTCCGAATCGTATCCCTATGAAGATCATTCCTGTCTTTGCTTTAGCCATATATCGATTAGATGCGCATCCCAGCCGATGCTGTTTTTTCCCAGTCTAATTCTTTTTGGAAAGTTACTATCTCTTTCCCAGCGATCGATCGTATTTCGACTTACTCCAAGTGTTTCTTTAAGTTCAGGGAACCTAATAATTTTTATTTCTTTTTCCATTCAAATATTCCTATTTGTTTGTTTGACTTCATCGATTACCATGATACTCTGTCGTTCTATACATTGCAACCATTTTAATTGATGCTTTTAAATATTTCGAATTCAATAAGGAAAACTAATGTCAGAATATCAAGCAGCTTTTTTTATTGTTCCTTCCAGAATTTTAAATTTGCCTAATATAACATTGGCCTATTTGCGCATTTACGAAACAATATTTCAGTTTTTAAATCATGGGAAACCGTGTTTTCTTAGTAATGAGATGATCAAAGAAAGAACTGGAGTCACTTCAATTTCTACATTAATTGATTCTTTTAAATATTTCGAAGCCCATGGCGAGCTAAAGAGAATAACAAAAGACGGCAAAAGATATTTCATTCAACCGAGTCGCCATATAGAGATAATAAAAGAATCAATTAATGAACAACCTGTGGATAAGGGTATCGCTACAGCGATAGGGGGGTATCGCCAGAGCGATAGGGGGGGTATCGCTAGAGCGATACATAATACGAAGAAGCTTAATCTTAAGAATATAAATAAAGATTTTGGTAAATCGAAAGATCAAACGAAAGATCAAAAAACAAACAAAGAACAAAAACAATTAGCTACATTCTGGGGGCCTGGGCATCCTGATTATGATCGACTGAATATTTGATTATTTAAAAAAACGCCCTTGTGGCCAAGGGCGGAAACAGTAAGGAGGGTGTAACTGAATAATTTCTATAGACCCAGTTTATTTGTTTTTTACGGACAAAGCAAAAGGAAATGCTATGGAAAATGGATATTATTTTTACAACGCAATACAAAGACTTCTTTTGAAACATGAAGCGCTATTTGCAAGTCCAGAGGCATATGAGAGGTTTATGATAGATTTAGCAAAGATATTTGATATTTGATAAGTAAACCAAAATTTCAAGGATGAAACATGATTGAAGTGTATTTTGATGGGGCATGCGCGCCCAACCCCTATGGCCGTATAGGCTATGGAGCGATTATTTTTAACGATGGTAAAATAGTTTATGAGATTTCTAAAGAATATAAATGCGGGAGCGATGTAAAAACCACTAATAACATGGCTGAGTACTGCGCTGCTTATGCGGCATTAAAATATTTAATTTATAAAAACTGGCAGCAGCTTCCCATTATTTTTCGCGGCGATTCTCAGCTTGTTATTAACCAGCTTTCAGGAAAATGGCAAATTGGAAAAGGCGCGTACACCGATATTGCATGCAGAACAAAGGACTTAATACAACATTTCTCTCGAATACAATTTGAGTGGTTACCAAGAGAATTTAACGGTCTTGCAGATAAATTGTCTTGGAAAGCTATAGGATTAAGTTAATGCAATTTCACGACTTACTGGAAAAAGAATTACAAAATCATGGTTTTGATATTGACGGCAAAATCAATTATTCATCAACCAAGTTCCAGCGCTTCAGGCGTATATCTCGGCGCTGGAGGGGAAAAGATCTCTTTGTCATTATTCTTGGAGGAGGAGATGGCGCTGCCTTCGGAGATTGGCGAGATTCCACAAGTTGGATTACTTGGTGGGCTGTTCCTCACGAGCAATTAACAACGCAACAAAAAAAGCAGCGTCAATTACTGCTAGAAGGTCTGGTGCATTCTGAAGAAGCCGCTAGGCGTTATGCAATCCATCGAACTAAACTTATGGTTAGGCATCATAGTTGTGTTGCTGTTGACGTTCGGCATCCATATGTATTGAGAAAAGGGATCAAGCCGGTTTATTGCGGACAAATTAGATCTAGGCTTGTTGTCCCTGTTTATGATTATGACGGAAATATCCAATCCTTACAGTTTATCGCCAAGAATGGCCGCAAAAGATTTAAACGCGGCACAAGTCCGGCTGAAGGGTATTTATGCTTAGGTGAAAAGATAACAATAGGTAATACCATAAGAATATGCGAGGGGTGGGCTACTGGATGTTCAATTTATGAAGCTGTTGGCGCACCTGTTATAGTGGCCTTTAGTGCCGAGAATTTGAAACACGTTGCGCGTCTTATGCGTGTAAGATATCCCTACCATACGATTGTGATATGTGCCGATAACGATCAATGGACAACCACAAACACTGGGCTTAAAGCAGCCATATACTGCGCTAATCAATATAACACACTCATTCGATATCCCGATTTTTCAGGATTAAATGTTTCAAGCAAACCCACTGATTTCAACGATTTAATGCGATTAGCTGGCATGACTACAATGGAATTACAACTTAAGGACAAAATATGAGATTAACTCTTATACAAAATGAAGCCAAAAAACACGAAAAATCCGGAGAAATGGCCGTCGGTAAAATATCAGAAGTAAACCAAAAAAATGTCAATTGGCTATGGAAGGAACGATTAGCGTATGGAAAAATCACTATTTATGCTGGCGAACCAGGCGTTGGAAAATCTCAATTGCTTCTTTACATGGCCAGTATTGTCAGTCTAGGCGGTAGGTTTCATGGGGAAAACCGTCTTTGCAATAAGGACAAAGTACTTTTAATTTGTAATGAGGACAACGCCGATGACACTATCAAACCACGATTAATGGCGCTTGGTGCGGATTTGGAAAATATAGATTACGTTAAAGGCATACAGACATTTGATGCTGGTGGTAATGAATATTTTAGCCCAATTTCTATTGTTGAAAATATTGTAGAGCTGGAAAATCAAATCAAAGCCAATGCGTATAAATTGATTATTATTGATCCAATCTCATTATATTTAGGTTCTATAGATGATGGGAAAAACAAAGAAATACGCCATGTATTAGCAATACTTAATGCGTTAGCAGAAAGACATCATGCATGTATTGTTCTGAATAGCCATTTTACTAAACCCTCTAATAATGCCAGCAAAAGTTCTGCGATTTATCGTGTTATGGGAAGTATTGGGTTTATCGCTGGATCACGGATGGCTTTTGCTGTTTTAAAGGATGATGAAGATCCTGAAAAACGTGTTGTTTCTTCCATTAAAAACAATCTTGTCAAAGAAAGTAAAGGACTTATTTATACCATTGAATCGTTTTTGGTGGATAAAATTGAAACAAGTCGTATCAAATGGTCTAATGAAACATCTAATAAGACAGCCGATGATTTGCTTAACTCACAGAGGGACAAAAGTAGCCCAAAATTGGATGATGCTAAAACACTTTTACTAGAAATGCTCAGAAATGGATCTGTCCCTGTCTCTGAAATTAGAAAGGCTTTTGAGGCAGACGGACTATCAGTCAACAGAATGTACGCGGCAAAAAATGCACTAAAAATTTATGAAAATGATTCATTTGTGGGCAGAAGAGGCAAAATTTGGAGCTTGCCAGCAGAGTAGAGGGACAGAGGGACAGACAGACAACCCTTGATAGAGCGCGATTTACTATTGTCCCACTTGACGGACAAAGGGACAGAACTTTGTTCAATAATTGTATTGCATAAATGTTGCACATCTGTCCTTCTGTCCCTCTAACGGAAGAGAGAGGGACATATTAAATATATTATATATATATATTATATTATTATTATATTATGTTTGTCTGTCCCTTGTCCGTATTGTCACATATAGCATGGCGGACAAAGTATTTTGGGTTTAATTGATAAATTGATATAAAATAGATAAATTATTAATCACATAAAAAGGATTTTATGAGTTATTACCAGTCAAATGCCCCGCCTAAGTTATGGTCTCAATTAAGCAAAAAGAAAAAACTTAAGTACATGGAATGTATGAAACAACTTTATGGAGAGAAAAATGCTAAGGAAAGCAAAGATCAGCACCAAACTATTCCCAAAGAAGAAAGTTCGAAAATATGAAGAAGAGCATGAACAAACTAAGGTCTGTGTTTATTTAGCAAAACGTGGATTACCATATTTTTGTATTCCGAACGGCGGGAAACGTGGAATGTTTGAAGCTATGCGTTTAAAGCGCTCTGGTGTAATGGCCGGTATACCTGATTTAATGATTCCAATAGCGTGCGGAAAGTGGCATGGATTGTTTTTGGAAATGAAAAAGGAAAAAGGCGGAGTTGTCTCGGAAGCGCAAAAATATTGGATAGGAATTTTACGAGAACAAAATTATAAAGTTGAAGTTTGTCATGGCGCTGATCATGCAATAAATGAGATTGCGCATTATTTCTCCTTGTGATATTCTTACATATATCAGGAGGAAATATAATGAGCGGAAAATATGGTGTTCTTGGCCTGTTAGTAAGAAAATATGATTTTATGAAGTGTATTCAAAAAAATGAAGACCCTAATTTATGTTGGATTTGGACAGGGAAATTAGATCAAGATGGTTATGGAGTTTTTAGATTAACAGGGATAGGAAATTCAGCTCATAGAGCATCCTATTTTTTTCATAAAGGAAAATTTAATACAAAGTTATGTGTTTGCCATACTTGTGATAATAGAAAATGCGTTAATCCTGATCATTTGTGGCTTGGTACTCCGAGAGAAAACAATCGAGATAGAGATTTAAAAGGGAGACGTGCAGATACAATTCCTCCTATTTTTTACGGGAAAAATAATAACAAAACAAAATTAACTGAAAAACAAGTAAAAGAAATAAGAAGTTTACACTCAAAAGGGTTCACTTATTATAAACTTGCTAAATTATATCCCGTTAGCGCTACAAATATTAGATCGATTTGTTTACGAGAGACATGGAAAGATCTTAAGGATTATGTTTAAAGGCAAGCACAGCCTCTACATTGAATTAAAAAGACAAACTGGTGGGAAAGTATCACCTGAACAGAAAATCGTCCTAGAGGCTTTAAATTCGTTCGGTCATGAAGCGGTCATTTGCAAAGGTTTTGAAGAAGCAAAAAATGTTATCGTAAATTATTTAGGATTATGTTCCACGTAGAACAACAAGGAAGCTAATGTATGAACCCCCTGATGCATCGGATTTACTGTAAAAAATATGAAAAGTCTGCATTTTTAATGCTAAAAGAACTAAAAAAGTTCAAAAATAATACCATCTGTGTAAAAAATGATGTCATAAAAGACTATGATAAAAACCTTGACGCACTCAGAAAATTTTTAGATGAATGCGGTATTTTTATGCCGAAACCGAAATTTCTTTATGACCCTGATGATCGCAGTACATGGGTCTTTTTTACTTACAGAAAATCTAAATATTGTAAATAACCGGTAGATGGCTAATAATGAAACATGTTGTCTTTTCTTGTTGGAGCTACTGATGGAACAGTCTTTCAAAGCCTCTCTTAAGCAATTTATTATTAGCCATGAATCGAGATCAAATTTTCCTTATACTGATACAGTGGGCAAAGTCACAATCGGGATTGGTTACAATTTAAGCGACCGTGGATTGTCTGATGCCTGGATTGATGATCAATACGAAAAAGACGTCATTTATTTCAATGCACAACTTTGGCATGATTTTCCCTGGTATTCCTCTTTGAGTGAAGCTAGACAAATGGTGCTTATCGATATGGCCTTTATGGGCTATAAGGCGCTCAAGGGCTTCATAAAGCTTTTTGAGGCACTTTCCCAGGGGGACTATGAGAAAGCCTCGCTAGAGATCTTAAATTCACTATGGGCGCGACAAGTGGGGCAGAGGGCAATTGAGGATGCGGAAATCATGAGAAGTGGAGAATTATGTTCCCACTCAGTTTAATAGGATTGATTAGTAAATATACACCACTTTTAGGGGACGCTTTAGCTCGACCCATTGGCAACGTTGTAGGCAGTCTGATATCCACCGTTTTAGGGGGGGTTGATATGTCGAACACGGAACAAGTGAAAAAAGCTTTAGAAAATCCAGATATGGTGACAAAGTTAAAAGAACTTGAATTGCAATTGACTGATTTACAAAATGCACGTCTTGTAGCGCAGAAGGACACGGGAGGATTAAAACTAATACGTCCATTTCTTGCTTTGCTTGCGATGCTCGCGCTTGTCGCGGATATCTACGCAATACAATATGTCACCGACAAAATGCTAAGTGAAATTCTGGTCATGATGTTAGTATTTCTTGTATGGGACATTCGACAAATCTATAAATTCTACTTTGGTAGCAGTGATGATTCATCGAATATCTTTAATAAGAAAAAATAATTTTATTCTTTCAAAATTACTTTAATAGCATCTAATAATGTATCATTTGATTGTCCCCCGGTTAAAGCCATCCTTAAAAGGGACATCAATAGTTGAACTATATCTTCACTATTTAGTTTCTTTAAAAATGGAAATTTTTTGTATGATTCTTCAACGGTTATTTCTGGTTTTTCTGACATTTTGTTTCCTTTTCTTCGATTAAATTTATTAATTTTTCTAAAATAAAAATCATTTGGTGTATGCGGGTTTCATGTTCTATAATTTGTTTGCGTTGCAAAATTATAGTAAACCACATAATTATAAATGATAATGCGCATAATATTTCTGGTAATAAATCCATTAATTTTTATCTTCCTTGAAATGTGAGAGGTAATAAAAGAAGAGGGCTTTTTTGACTAAAATATTAACATTTTCTCCAGTGAGTTTTTTCATTAAGTTTAAGATTCGTATATCTTCTTTAGTCAGATTTATTGAGACTCTTTTTTCAGTGACTGCCATATTTCAACGCTCCAGCATTTTTCGTGAGAACTTTTCAAAGGCTTTTGAAGCATTTTTTAAATCTATAAGAAGTGCTTGGTCTTCGTAGATAATGTTCCTCACTTTATACATCTCTCCCATAATTATTAATATGCTTTGAGATAATAGTATGTGTTCTTCAGTGCTATATTTTTTTGTCATTTTTTAACTCTCACAAAGTATACAGATAGCAACTATAACCGAAAACCACCACGGGGCAAATATGCAGCATAAAATTAATATTATAAACATGTGTCTTTGTCCTCTTTTTGTAAATTATTAATCGCCCATTGCAAAGTGCGCTTTAATGTTTCAATAGAGTCTATGTTGTTTTTTTCAATTAGAAGAAGCACTTCTTCTAGTGATAATATAAATATTTCTTTGCAGCATTTATTCATTTTGTTCCCTCTTGTTCTTCTTGTATATATCATCCTCTCTTTCTCGTAATTCTTCGAACTGTTCATAAACATATTTTTGATGTTTAACTATTTTTTCAATTAGTCCAGGTTCAAGAGCAATTATGTTGCTCGGATCGTCTGAAAAACCGTTGTGGGTTTCTAATACGAAATGGTAACCATCGAAATGAATATAAACACTGTCACCGATGTAGGTTTTTTGTTTGAAATGTTTTATTAGTTCTTCTCTGTTCATTGTATTGATTCTCCTTTTAAGATAAATATTATAAACTTTTGTTATCTATTTAATAAAGTTTGGGCTGTATTTAACAATAAAGAATGTAATGGTTGAGCATGCGCTAACTAGCCAATAGAAGTTTTTCCATATCCTATTATTTACCTCGTCTATTCTTTTGTTAACGCTTACAAAGCCTGAATCAATTTTATTTTCCAAAGTATCAAAACGTTTTTCAAATCTTTTCATGGTTTCGTTAATGTTGTTAATAGATTGTTCTAGTAATGATAAACGTGTTTCTTCGCTGTGTTTGTATGCTTTCATTGTGTTGTCCTCAGTTAATTAATTAAGTTGTTCTTTTAAATCTTCAATTGCTTCTTGTTCAGTAGCACCAAACCCGTTTATTCCTTTTTCTTCGCGTCCTTCAATTGTTGCGTGCCAGTCAAAATTACGGTCGGGTATTGGCGGAAAAAGATAATTGGTAATTATTTTCATTTTTTATTCCTATGGTTAATATGCTGCACATAATACACATATATGCAGCGCATTGCAAATGTTGTATTAGTCTTTTTTGTTTGGTATTGTAGGCATCCTATTTATTACAAGGAATGTACTTAATGGATTTTTTCGTCGGTTTCTTCTTCGCTTTTCCTTCTGCTCTCTTGATATGTCTAGGTCTTAGCTATCTGTTCGTAAAACGCAGTGATAATAATATCTCTTATGATATAGCTGTAATCAAAGAAGATCTCGCCAATTTGCAAGTCAAATTGTCAGGGTTTCTTAATCACGTGTAATTGCTAATCCATTGTGTTATATTTGTTCTATTAATTAAGATAGGATTGATTGCAATGGTTAAATTCTCTCAAGAAATAGCGGATGAAATTTGCCAAAAAGTATCTTGTACAAGCGAAGGAATTCGCAAACTTTGCAAAAAAAACAAACATTGGCCAAGAGCAAAAACTATCTATGAATGGCGCTCAAAACACGCTAAATTCAGTGAACAATACGCTCGCGCGAAAACTTTACAGGCGTTCGTTTTGGCTGATCAAATCATTGAAATTTCTGACAACAGCAAAGGCGATTATCAGATCATAGATGGTAAAGTTAAAGTTAATAGCGACAACATTAATCGCGCACGACTTCGCATTGATTCTCGAAAATGGTTATTGTCTAAATTATTGCCGAGAGTTTACGGCGACAAGGTCGGCGAAGATAAAACAACCACTGACACCCTGCTGGAAAAACTTATTGATAAACTCTGACATATATAAAGGCGTGAATGATGTATAGATTAGTAACAGTAAACCATGACCATGATGAAGACGGTATTTGCAACCAAGAATACAAAGAGAAACAAACAATCATCAAATTTATAAGACACGATGAAACTATAGATAAGAATAGAGTTATGATTATTATTAGTTCTAAATCACCTTACAAAAAACACGCCAACGAACAAATGATTCAAGTGACACTTGAAGATTTCCGGAAAGCTGTTGAAATTACACTAAGATAATGAGTCACAATGATAGCTGATGCCAAGCTTGCAACGCTCAAAGACCTGACCAAGTTTGCCCCCGCTTTTCTTACTATTAAGAACAAAGCGGGACGTCCTATTGCGTTTGAACTAAATCAAGCGCAGCTATTTGCCCACAAACGCTTAGAAGATCAACTACGAGAAACTGGTAAAGTGCGAGCGTTAGTGCTCAAAGGCCGACAAATGGGCATGAGCACGTACATCGGTGCGAGATACTTTCAGAAAGTAATCACAAAGCGTGGACAGAAAGCTTTTATCTTGACGCACGAGAGCGAAGCAACAAAGAACCTCTTCGAGATGACTAAACGTTATTATGATACTTTGCCATCAGGTTTGTGTCCCGAAGCTGATAGATCTAGCGCAAAAGAATTGCGGTTCATTCAGTTTGATTCCGGTTACAGTGTCGGCACCGCTGGCAATACCGGAGTAGGTCGCTCGCAAACTTTGCAATTACTGCATGGGAGTGAGGTTGCATTCTGGCCGAATGCGGAATTACATGACAAAGGTGTGATGGAAGCTGTATCTAACGAAGCAGGCACTGAGATTATATTAGAGTCAACAGCTAATGGTATTGGAAACTATTTCCATAACACGTGGAAGGCTGCGAACAGTGGGACGAGTGAATATCAAGCGATATTTATACCTTGGTATTGGATGAGCGAGTACAGAGTTTTTCACGAAGGTTTTAAGTTAGACGAAGAAGAACAAGTATTATTAAACTTTTACGCACATGATGGTTTAACGATTGAGCACCTAGCATGGCGTAGAATCAAGATAAGCAAATCACATGATATAGACTCTGCTAAAGATAGTTTTTGCTCTGAATATCCCATGAACGCGGATGAAGCTTTTCGTAATCCTACAGCCAATGCTTTTATCAATGCTAAGTTTGTTATGAGGGCAAGACGCAATGATATTACAACAGATAGCCCGTTAATCATCGGCGTGGATGTTGGCATATCAGATAAAGACAAACTTGCAATTATTCGGCGAAAAGGTCGAAGGGCTTATGGACTAGAAACACATCGAAATCATAATACGATGGAAATATGCGGAAAACTTACGCAAATTATACGCGAAGAACGGCCAGCTAAAGTATATATAGATTGTATCGGTGTTGGCGCTGGGGTGGTCGATCGAATGCTGGAACTGGGATTTAGTTGCGTTGAAGGTGTTAATGTAGCTCGCACTGCAAATAACAAAGAACGTTATGCTAACGTTCGTGTTGAATTGTGGGACGAGATGAAAGACTGGCTGTATCAAAATGAATTGCCGGTTCAAATACCGGACGATGATGATTTGCACGGTGCTCTTTGTTCTGTGGGCAATAAGAGACCGAGAAGCAATGGACAAATGCTAATAGAATCTAAAGATGATTTACGTGCTCGTGGTATGCCGTCACCCGATGAAGCGGACGCACTCAGTTTGACGTTCTTCAGCGGTGTTTATGGATATGAAAGCGATTCATCGATGGTCATTATTCCGCGGAATGAGCACCGCACAATGTTTATTTAATATCTTCATCAATATGGATTAGTATTTAAGATTATATAAAACTGATAAACTATTTATCAAATTAATATACATGGACGTATATCACATGGCTAAAAAAGACCCGAAGTTTGCTCAAGATTTACGACAATGGATCAAAAAGTGGGATGACTATTGGCGTTTTAATCGTGAACAATACTATGAGTTTATGGATTTCGTGATGGGTGACATGTGGAAAGAGGACGAAAGCAAAGTCTTTACACGTTATGATAAGGTCCCGTTAACAGCCAATAAGCTCGCACCTTTAGCGTCATGGATGGTGGGAGAACAGCAACGTAACACGCCAGTCTTGCAAGTTGTGCCCGACGAAAACACCCCGCAAGAAACTGTTGAAGTGCGTGAGGCGTTAGTAAGAAATATCACCTTTCAACCAGCAAGTGAGCTCTCATATCAAACAGGTTTTCAATGCAGCGTCATTGGTGGTTTTGGTGCGTTTGGTGTCGGGACTGAATATGAAGATACAATGTCATTAGATCAAATTATTGTGCCATTCGAGATACGAGATCCTTGTAAATGCTACTGGGACATATCAGCGAAGAACCCTAGCAAGACAGATTCGGCTCGTTCAGGTATTCGCACAAGAGTATCTCGCACATCATTTCGAGGTGAACATGGCGAGAAGTTAGAGCGTAGCATTCCGTCGAGTTCATATAGTGATGATACAACGTTAATGAGTTTTAACGATGATGACTCAATAACAGTAATCGATGACTACGAACTAAAGTACAAATCATTCAAGATATACAAACTTTCCAATGGAGATGTGTTAAGGCAAAAAGAATTAGATGAGCTTGAACGTATAGAAATAGAAGGACAAGAAGTTTTGGTCATGGATTATGATATAGTCGAGGTCTTAGATGAGCGTGAGACATTCGAGTATCGTGTAGTCCATACCAAGGTCGCGGGTGACTATATATTAGAACGCAATGATTTTCCGGCCAAGCAATCACCAATCGTATTCATCGATCAAAACTCCTATTGGGACAAGTCAGGCAAACAGATTTGCAGGCCATTTTTCAAAGATGCTAGAGATTCGCAAAGGTTCTTAAATTATCTCACTACGCAAATCGCATATCTTATTAAGATTTCACGTTACGATCAATTCATTGCGTCTAAAGCAAACATCAAGAGCGCCGATACACAAGCGGCATGGCGCGACCCGTTTACTGTCCAGGGAACATTATTCTATGATGAATCACCTAATGGCAATAAGCCTGAGCGTTTATCTCCGCCTGAGTTATCTCAATCATTGTCAGTGCAATATGAGCGAGCTTTACAAGATATACAAACCAGCACTGGTATCTATGCTACCCAATTGGGAGAGCAAGGTAATGAAACTTCGGGTAAAGCTGTAGACAAACGCACTCGCCAATCAAGTCATAATACGAATGTTCCGTATAATTCTCTTAAACGCGCAATCACATGCGCCGGAGAAATCATTAATGAAATGATTCCTGTTGTATATGACTCTGAGCGCAAGATGATGCTTAAAATGCAAGATCAAATGGTCAAACCCGTCGTGCTCAATGAGCAAATGGATGAGTACGGCAGTAGCATTAGAAACGACATGACCAAAGGAAAGTTCAAGATACGATTATTACCCGGACCAAGTCATGAAGGACAGAAAGAGCAAGCGATGGAATCTTTCCAGATGGTATTGCAAGCTAATCCTCAGTTATTTACGCTTATCGCTGATCTCTATGCTGAGAACCTGCCGCTTGAAAACAACATTGAACTACGTAATCGCCTAAGGACTATTGTCTCGCCAGAAATTATTGAAGCTGGCAAGACAGGAAAACCAATGCCACCGAAGCAAGAAGGGCCGCCCCCTGAAATCATGATCAAAATGCAAGAACTAGAACTTAAAAAACAACAGTTACAACTGGCAATGCAAGACTCACAAATGAAAGCACAAAAAGAGATGCAAGAGCTAACACTTAAACAACACGAACTTGAAGTCAAAGTCGATCATGATAAGCAACGTGTCACAATGGAATGGCATAAGTTAGAAGCAGATAAGTTACAAGCAGCAGCTAAACTTGAAGAACAAGAAATGCGATACAAAGGTGAGATGGCGCGTATCAATCAAGATGCTGATACAACCCATGCAAATAATTTAACTAAGTTATTAATCCACGCACACCCACATGAAAAGAAAGAACCCAAATCCAAGGAAGGTAAATAAACTATGTCGTTAAACAATATTGATGATTTGTTAATTAAAGTACAAAAAAATGACCCTGTCGAACCATTATCTGAAGTCGAACCAGAAAATATAAAGGATGATATTGTCCAGACTGCAAAGGATGAAGTAGCTCAAGAAGAAGAAGAAAAACTTAGTCATTTAGAGCAATTTCGTAAGGACAAAGAAGAATTTCTATCAAAAACAGAACCAGAAAATGCAGAAAATCTGCAAAATACACCAGAAGATTCACAAAAAAACGAAAATGACGTGAAAGATCGACAAGATATCGATGAATACGGCAATAAGATTATAAAAAGTAAAACTTATACCGAAGAAGAAGTCCAGGCAATGATTCGAAAACGCCTAAAGCTGCATCATGAAGAAAAAGCTCAACAGCAACAGTATCAACCGCCTCCGCAACAACCTCAAGAGGAGTTTCAACATGACCAATTTAACGATCAACCGTGGGAAGTTCAACTTGAAAGTCATATTAAGCAAACTGTACAAAAGCTTGAGAACGAAAAAGCTCAAGTGGCCTGGCAGCAAGAAGAACAACGATCACAAGCCGAATTTGAATCCAGATTTACCAGTGGTATGTCGAAATACTCTGATTTTAGTGATGTAGTCTCAGGCAAACCTATTACCAATGGAATCATGATGGCAGCAAGAAGCATGGACGATCCTGCTGCGTTTATCTATGCTGTTGCCAAGCAGCAACCAAAAGAACTTGAACGTATCTCGCAGATTAGAGATCCTTATGTGTTGGCAACTGAGGTGGGTCGATTAGAGGAAAGAATGAAGAAGGCACGGACAGTTTCCAAAGCACCTAAACCTATTGCAAAGACGCGTGGCGACATGGCTGACAGAGGTGCTATAAAACAAAACATAGATGACTTGATTCGGCAAGACGCAAAGCGTAAATTAGGACGTAGATAATATGAATATGGAAGAATTTAGAGAGTATATACGACGCCAAAGGAGACAAGTACATGATCAACGAACACCCCCCCAAGATGACCAAAGAAAACGCGCAGATGTGGAAACAAACGAACGAGATGAACCACTACACCGAAACCACGAGAGTGGAACCAGTGTTGAAGTTCAATCCTCCGGCTCCTAAACAAAAGACTTACCTAGGGGAGATAAGCTAATGGCAGATCGAGAAGGTGATTTCTTTACTAGAGAAATGATTGCAAGACACAACGCTATGCCCGAAGGCAATGCTCGAAAGGTCAGTGGCGTTGATCGTGGCAAGTACGTCAATCATACGCCTCCAGTCCCAGGGCAAGGTGAGTATGATTCGGTTGTTGTTGCTAAAGAATCGGGGAATGATTAATGACTAAACTCACGACAAAGAAAAGGAATAAATTACCTGGTTCCGAATTTGCTGGTGCTGATCGATCCTATCCCGTAAATGACAAAAATCATGCTCGCAATGCTAAGGCACGTGCTTCAGAAATGGAACACAAAGGAAAGTTATCTGAGTCCAGCAAAGCCAAGATCGATGCTAAAGCAGATAAAGTATTAGGCCGTGGTCATAAGGAACACCGCTAATGCAATATCCAAAACCAACCAAAGAAGACATGATGCAAGCTCGCTATGCTGGCGATGGCCGTCCGAACTATGAGGAGACCCAGCGGTTTCCAACTAGATGGACTGACATGGTCAACGAAGGACCTGAGCAACCGTATTATATGTATCACAAAGACCGTTATAGTGAATATCGTTAACAACCAAGGAGAAACACCATGAAAAAGAAACACGAAAAGAAAATGCCAAAGAAAGAAGAGAAGAAACCAATGAAGAAAGGAAAGTGTTAATGACAAAAAACACGGAAGTCACACAAGAAGAATTGCTTAAGACTGGCGTATGCCTGTTAGATGAAGCTCTCATGAACCTCATGGAAGTGAAAAATGAGATTGGCGTTGAACTCGCTAACCGTATTTACAAAGCCATACGAACATATGAGAAGCATCAAGAAAAGAAACTCAGAGAAGAGGGACGTGAATAATATATATTGAAATAGGCGCAAGCAATTGTGGATACCGGAAGCTAATATAAGATTTTTATATTAAGGAGTAAAAGTGCCTTTAGTCCATAGTAAAAGTAAGAAAGCTGTAGGTAAAAATATTAGCGAACTTGAGCGTACGGGAAAATATCCAAAGAAGCAAGCCATTGCTATCGCATTAGATGTTAGTCGAAAAGCAGGCGCAAAAATACCCAAAGGAAAAGCTAAAAAGTCAGAAGGAAATAGCAGTCCAAAGCGCTATGGAGAACGTGGATAAAGACAAATATTGGTGATATTATAATCCTTGACAAGGACGTTTAATTATACATGGAGTTTTATTATGACTGATTCAAATTGCAATGGTTGTTGCCCTGGCGCTGCCGGTCCGGTTGGACCTCAAGGTTTGCAAGGGATTCAAGGGGCAACAGGCCCGCAAGGCCAAGCTGGACAAACTGGAGCTCAGGGAAATGCGGGGCCTGCTGGCGCACAAGGAATTCCAGGTCTGCAAGGCGCACAAGGAATTCCAGGAAATAATGGAAATGATGGTCAACCAGGACCGCGCGGAGAAACTGGACCTGCTGGCGTTAGTGGAATCCAGGGTCAAGCTGGTCAAAATGGTGCTGTTGGACCAATGGGAGCTCAAGGGGTCGCAGGCCCACAAGGTTTGCAGGGCGTCCCAGGAACTTGCGTTGAATGTAAAAGTGATGATATTAATGAGTTTGCAGAAGCATATTCTCAGGTTTCTCAAAATTTAGCTCCATCACCAGCTGCGAACCAAGCAGGTGGGACTGTTCTTTTAGAAAACCTTATTATTTCAACTTCAAATATCGATTCATCATTAGCAGCATCGCAAGGTAAGTTTAAGGTAAATTTAGCGGGTTGGTACGATGTTGCTGCAGGAATGACAGGCACATTGAATCCAATTCCTGCTCCATTGCCCGTCTGGACGCTTAGTCTGTTCTTGAATGGCGTCATAGTCCCTGGATCAACGTTCTCAAATATTCCGCTCTCACCTGCCCAAGGTTCGAATGAAATTACGGCAGATACTTTTATCTATTGTAATGTTGGTGACGTACTTACATTGGCCAATACTTCTACGGCAAATGTTTTCCTAAGTGCACCGACTTTGGGTACAAATGCCCAGACAAATAGTGCGTATCTTAAGATCCAGCTTTTAAGAGCAGGCGCTAAGTAAGGAACAAATATATGGCCTCAGAAATGGGGCTTTTATTTTACTTACCATAAGACTTATTATAGATAGTAATAATGGATTGAATAATAAACAAATAAAATAAAAATATTACATAATATATTGTTATATGAAATACGATATGGAAATCTAATGAGATATATCCTGTTATTGCCTGGTAATTTTAAATCTGAATGTTGCTCATCTTTTATAAACTGGCATATAAATTTTTGTGTAGAGGGATTATCTTGGTACGAATGCAAAAAATGCAAAAAACCCACTTCTGTCCTCAACAAAGAGTAATTGGATTTTTCCGCACCTGAAGAGAAGAAATGACTAATGTTTAGTGGTGTCATTACCAATTTCGTTTAATAGATGACTTAAAATATGATGTAGTGAAGAATCAACATTTTTCACAAAATGCAATTGATCTTTTGTGTCTTTTATACAATGAATTAATGCATAGAGAGTATGATGAAAATAGTTCATTAAAGCATTGAAGATAGTTTGGAAATTACTAGAAGTAAGATCTTCTGTCTTGACGGATTTAAAATATTCTTGCGTAGTAGTTTTTAATTTTGCTACTAATTCACATCCAATGATATCGTCTTCGGTTTCCTGATATTTCGGATCAATATTGTGTTTTTTCATTACGGGACCTTTTACTAATTAAGATTTACACTTTTTATATTGACTTTAATCATGTCTAATATAGTGTCAATAGATGTTTTTATAAAATCTATATGGTCTATCTGCATACTTTTATCAATAATGTGTTGCGAACAAGTTGAGGTAAGTGAGCATACATAGTTGATGCCTACATTTTGTAGTATTGTTAAAAGTTCAAATGTATCAAGGGTTGAATTTTTCTCTATAAATTTATTAGTTTGAGTATATAATTTATCGAGAAGTTCAGATGTTAATTTTTCATTTTTATCGGAGGGAGTATCTTTTTGAAAAGATTTCATCAATTATCCTTAATTTTATTCGAATTTACACCTATACTAATATTACATCATATGTTCACCGAAATTGCGGTAACTTTATTCATAATAATTTTGCCCAATGTAAAGCGACAGGCAATAATACTGAGCCTAATATTATGGCGATTGTCCATCGGAAATTGCTATGTATTTCTTTTCTCATTTCTTTATTATCTTTCACTGCTTCTTCTAATAACTGCAATCTGACTTCATGGTTTATATATAGCTGGTCTGATTGGTCCATAAGTTTTCCTCAATAATAAGACAAAACCAGGCTGACTGATGGTAGACAGCTTTTCGGTGATCATCCTAGGTTTTGACGCACAGATTGTAACAAAAGTATCGGACTCAAAACTATTAGTTTCTATACCTAAGTACTTTAAAAGTGAGACATTCACCTTTAATTTAGCATGGGTCATTGTGCTTTAGTGCAAATAATAAGCAATACTTGCATAGTTATTTCTTACCTGCGTATAATATTCGCAATTAGCAAATTTTTCATTCTGGGTATGTAGTTCCAGGTAGTCTGCCCTTGCCAAAATGGTGTGTAACAAGTCTCCGCCGGACAAATGCTAAGTAATTTTTCTTTACTTAATTTTGTCTGTCCAGGGAGGACACCATGACAAATGTATTCCAAACTACGCAATACGTTCTTGATGAAGTTTTTATCCGTTTTGTTAACTATCTTAATTTTGCAAAAGTTGCTAATCGTAACCTTGAAGGTGATTTCAAAGGCTTAAAATACGCAACCGGCCAAACTATTAACTATCGATTAGAAGAGCGTTATAAGGGTGGACGCGGTGCAACTGCTACATCTGAAGCTCGCGTACAGGTCATTAGACCACTCACTATTACCACTCAGTTCAATACCATGGTCGAATTCGATGGGTTTGAATTAACGTTCGATCGCGCTCGTGATGAACCCTATTTAGACATGATGTTGAATCCAAGGGCTAAGACATTGGCTAATAATGTAGAAGGCTTTATTGCAAATGAAAATTTCCAATTACAAACGTATCAAGCAGTAGGCACGCCTGGAGTTCCAGTAGATTTTGATACCATCACTTTA